TTCGTTCCGTGCCACCGCGATCGGCTTCGGCTCCTCGGTCGCGTTCGCTGGGACGAAGAAGTCGATCAGCGTCGCGCCGAGCAACCCGCCGAGGTGGCGGTACGCCTGCGCCCAACTGGTCGAGACGGTGCCGTACGTTGGAATGCCCACGCCGATCAGCGGGTTGATCCGTCCCATCGGTTTCCCCTCTGCTGACCGGAGCGGAGGCGGGGGAAACGTCACCCCCGCCCCGGCCATGCTGCGCTGTGTTTCCCCTGGGTGTCTCCCCTAAATCAGCTCGAACTCCACGATGAATGGCCCCGCCGCCGAATCCGTGGCATCAGCCGATGCCGCGCCAACGGTCAGGTGCGAGAGATAGCCGATATCCCCCGCCGCCATCGTGTTGTTCGCCGTGGTGGCAAACCCCTTCGAGCCGCCCGCCGCCGTCGAGGCGGTGTTGTTGAGCGACGCCATGATCTTCGTGCCGTTCATCAGCTGGAAGCGGCGGTACGACGCTGAGGAAACCGACGTGCCCGCCGTTACCTCGTTCGCCGTCGCGATCTTGTACACCTGGTGCACCTTCAGCGGCGCGTTGGCGACAAAGTAGGACTGCCCCAGGATCGCCGGAGCGCCGTTCGAGGCAATCGCCGCCGTGCTGCCCAGTGCCAGCAGGTGACGATTGCCGGGGATATCGCTTTGATACGTGCTGCCCACCGCTTACCCTCCTGTGAAATGGGCGCGTGCCCGGGACGCAAGGTCCGCGAGCACCACCGCCGTTGCCGTGACCCGCACTTTGGCGAGGTCGTGGTAGTTGATCAGCACCTGCACCGCCGCGAGCGGCAGGCCGAAATAGTCGACCGTCTCCCGGTCCGCCCCCACCGGCAACAGCAAAACCCGCGTCTCAAGCGGCGCGGGCTCGGGTTCCGGTTCAGGCTCCGGGGTCGGGGTTTCGTCTGCCTCAGGCTCCGGTGGTTCCGGCTCAGGCGCGGGTTCAACCTCGCGCCGGTTCCGTTCGTTCATCAGGTCACCCCTTAGCCACCAACGACCTGGCGGTAGAACGAGCGGTGCTCCGCCGAAGCTCCGCCGTAGACGTGGCGGATTTTCCAACTGAGCTTGTCCGCCGTGAACACCGACCCGTTCTGCGGCTGGTCCTGGGTGAAGAACTCCGGCTCCTGCCGGCCTCCCAAGAAGCCCATCACCACCGTCTCGACCTGGTTCGGGTCGGCGACGGCAAACCAGTCGGTTGCGTCGGTCAACTTGTGGTAGGTGTGAACGACGATCCCCGACCCCTTGAACATGTGCGGGTCAACCAGGGTGTCGGTATCCGCCGACACGTGCGCCTGATAGGCGTCAGAGGGGTTGACGATCCGGTCGGCCCGTGCCGCCAGTTCACTGGGGACGATCAGGTACTTGATCCGGTTGCGGTCGCCCAGGATTTCCAAGGACTGACCAAACGCGGTCTGATCGCCCATCGCGATCTGCGTGGTGTTGAGGCCGGACACCGACAGCGCCGTGGTGCCCGTGTTGCTGTGCGCGTTGTCGTAGAGCGTCACCGAGTCGTACGGCATCGTCGGGTTGTCGGTCGTGATCATGTCGAGGACGAAGTTGTAGAGCGTCCGTGCCGCCGACCGGCCCATCTCGCGCACCATCCGCGTGACGACATTCACCTGGTCGTTGGCAATCGCCTCCATCGTGATGTCGTCGAGGAAGCCGCGCTTCGTCACCGCGTACTCGACTTCCTCATCGCCAGGACTGGTCGTGCTCTGATAGGTGCCGCCCTCAGGGACGGCAGGCAGGTTGCCGTACCCACCGATCCGCATCCAGTGCCGCGTGCGGAAGTCCGGCACGTTCTCGATGCTGGACACGAACAGCCGCCACTGGTCGTACCAGGGCGCGTTCACATACGCCTTGATCAACTGCTGGTACATCACATCGGCGTAGATGTCGGCCCAGGTCGCCGTGGTGATCGACTCGGTGATGCGCGTGTGATCGCGCGAGGAGATGTATCCACCCTTCGGCAGATAGTCCTCCATCATCCGGTAGTAATCGACATCCCAATTGCCGGTGAACTTGATGTACGCCTCTTTGAACGTCGTGAAGGGCTTGACGCCCTCTTCGAGCTTCTCCGAGGGTGGCGCGAACATCGCCGAGAGGTCCTTGACGAACTTCTCCCGGCCCGCCGTGCCCGCCTCGAAGCGGATCGCGTTCGGCACGTTCGGATTGGCCGCGCCCTGCGAGAGGATCGCCTCCCGCTCGACCTCGGTGGCAACCATCGCCGCGATCTCGGTGTCTTCGAGCTCGCGCCGGTCGATCGCTTCCTCAAACTGCTTGCGGAGGAAGGTCTTGCCCAACTCCGACAGCTTCGTCGTCTCGATCTGCCGGGTGAGTTCGTTCCGCTGGCGCTGCTTCGTCGCCTCCCGCAGCGCCGCGTTCGCCGCCTCGGTTGCCTCTTTCAGTTCCTTGGACAAGGAAGAACCGGCATCGCTGCCGGTCTGAATCGTGGTTGCCGTGATCTCGGTCGGCTGTTCCTGGCTGTGCGTCTTCGGCTTCACCGACTCGGTAAAGACCTTGGCGATCTCGACCGTTGCGCCGGCCATCGCCTCCTTGACGCTCGTGGCGACCGATTCGGCCACCAGTTGCTTGATCTCGTCTGCGTCCATTTCCGCCTCCACATCCCCCGCTACCAGACGGCTCATCCGCCCGCCAGCCGATGGCCGTTCGACCATATCGACGCTGTTCACCGACTCGATCCGCCGCGCCTTGCGGACCCGTCGCCCCTGATACTGGGCTTGCTCCTGCTCAGCCATCACGTCATGACTGAACCCGACCGTGTGTAACTCGCCCGCTTCGACGGCTTCGAGCAATTTCTCGCGCACGCCGGGGTCGATCACCCGCAGCCGGCCCCACAGCGCCTCATCACCCTCACGGGTGTCGTAGCTGACGCTGTGAATCCGGCCGATCCGCTCCTTGAACGACCGCGCGCCGCCGTCGCCGTGCTTGTCGTAGCTGATCGCGCCCTCATACAAGGGCGCTGCTGCTTTGAGCACGGCCGGTTCGTAGAGGACGCCGTTCTTACTCAATCCGGGCTTGATGATGAGGATGTCCCACTCCCGGCCCTGGGTTCCTTCAACCTGACGCCGAATCTCAATCGACTCGGTTAATTGCTCCACCGCGCACCTCACCGCCACACCACCCCACCCCGCGCACCGGCTCAACCGGGTCTGTTCCCGAAGAACGAGAGAAGAGGGGATCAAAAAAGCCCATCCGAAGATGGGCAGTCACGCGAGTATCAATTCCGGCCACCGCTTCCGGTGCGCCTTCCGTCCGTTCGCCCGCGACCGGCACGACCGCGAGCAGAACGCCCGCGCTGTCTGCCACGCCGCCGCCTGGAACGTCACACCGCACTCCTGGCAGCGATGCGCCACCATCGCCGGCTTCCATGCTTCCTTCAGCGGCTCCGGCATCCAGGCGTAGGACAGTTGCGGCCGTCCGCACGCGAGGCAGAGCGGCCCGTCGTCATCCGCGTAGACCATCCGCAATCCGCAGTGATAGCACTGCCTCATGTTCCCCACTCCGGCGACCACACCATTCGCACGCACCGGCAACGCACGCGATTGGCCGCGCTCAGCCGTGGGTCGTGTGGGCCCTTGGCTTTCTCGCCGCCGACGACGAAATCAGTGCCCAGCGGGATCGGCCCCTCGGTGCCGCCCGGTTGATAGCGGCGCTCCGCGGCGACGTGCGCCGGGCGGACGCGGCTGTCTCGCTGCGAGTTCCACCACTTCCGCACGCGCGGCTCGGTTGTCCGCAACGCCGCCGTGCCGTCCTCATCACCGAGGCTGTACGCCGCTTGTACCTCGGTTGCCGTCACCTGGACAATCTGCCGGGCGATCGGTCCCGGCGCCGTCCGGCGCGTGCTGAACAGGGCGCCGATCTGCTGGATCGCCCGTCCCGCCGCCTGCACGCCCGTCACGGCGAGCACGATCTCCCGCCGCGCCCGCGCTCGGAAGTCCGCCGCGATCCGCGCGGCGAGGTCGGCAATCACCGCCTGCTGCACCAGCAGTCGATCGAGGCCAAGCAGCGCCTCCGGTGTTGGTGCGCTGCCGGTGAGCGCCTGGAGCTGGGCCGTGCGGCCGATCTCCCACGCCGCCCGGCTCGCGCCGTTCAGCGTCACGGTCAATCGCTGTTGCAGGTCCGTCCGCGCCTCGTCGATCTCGGTGAGCAGCACGCTCAGCCGGTGCGCCGGCCAGCCGCCGTCCTGCGGCACCAGCGCCAGGTCCGCGAGCGTCTGCGCCCGGAGCGTGTCGAGGAAACGGGAGAGGTCGCGGACCGCCGCCCCCTCCAGCCGGAGTACGTCGCGCTGGATCTGGGCGATCCGGCGTTCGTACTGACGGCGGGTGACGGCCTCATGCAGCGTGACCACGGGCGGCTCCGTCCAGGCTCGGCAGCGCGATCACCGCGTCCCGCCACGCGCGATAGCCGCAGCCGGCGCACAGCCAGCCCTCGACCATCCGCGCGTCAACCGGGCCGTGATACACGCTCACCGTCACGCCGATCACCGTCTCGATTAGCGCCGTCCGGCAGTCGGGGCAGGTCATGGGGTGGTGTTCTCCAGCAGCGTGCAGAGCGCGACCGATGCGATCGTCGTCGCCGCGATCTCACTGACACCGGCCTCGGTCAGCGTCAGCCAGAACGCCGCGATCTGCACGCCCATCGACCGCCAACCCTCAACCGCCTGATCAACGCCGGCGATTGCCGCCAGTTGGCTCAGGATCAGCGGGTTCAGCCCCGGCTCGTTCGTCGGTTCCTGGTTCGCGTTCGTCGCGTCCATCGTCTCCCCCTCCCATGCCGTACGGCAGCAGTGCCGCCTGCTCGTCGCGTTCCTTCTGCTCCGCCTTCAGCCGCTCCCGCATCGCCTCGATATCGACCTCCACCCCGAGCAGGCCGACCAGCATCGCCACGACTTCCTGCGCCGTCTCTTCGTCCAGCAGCAGATCGGCGCGGGCCTTCACGACGCCATCCATCGCCTGACTGAACGTCGTCGAGAGCGCCCCCAGGTCCTTGGGCCGCAGTTCGGGAAACTGCACCTCGAACGCCCACGCCACCGGCCGCCGCATCCCCGGCTCCGAGGGCCGGCGCGGGAGGACGCCGTGCAATTCGGCCTGGTCGAGCACGAACGTCACCACCTGGTCGATCACGTAGCGACAGTACCGCTGCCGCGCCGCCAGGAACTTGAACGTTGGCTCTGCCAACTCGGTCGCGCTCGCCTTGTTCGTATCGTCGGTAGCGTTCAACCAGGTCTTGGCGAGGCCGCTCCCCGTGGCGATGTAGGACGCCAGCAGGTCGGCATGCGCGACGGTATCGACGCCCTTGAGGTCCGGCGTCACCGCCTGCCACTGGACCCGGTCGTTGTGATAGCGGACGCTGCCGGGCGTCGGCGGTCCTTGTTTCGCCGCGTAGGCGTCGATCTCCGGCTGTTGCAGGCCGGTGAGGGTCACGTCCCAGATGAAGCCTTTCATGAGCAAGAGCCGGTCAAGCTCGCCCGCGACGAACTGATCGTAGCCGTCCACCCAATCCGTCACCGCCATCAGGTCCGGGCGGCCACGCTTGGCGTTCGAGACCTTGTTCACGGCGAAGTAGAAGCAGTCGCCGGCAAACACAATCGGTGTGGCGTCGTGGCGGCCGGGGTCGAAGACGATCTCGGCCGGGGCGCCGTCGATCTCCTCCCGCCCGACCATCCGCCCGAACGAGGGCGAGCCGGGACGGTCGTCCACGTGGATCACCCGGTAGTAGAGATCGGGCTGGCCCGGCGTCGAGCGGAGTTTGACCGCCACCGGGATCTCGGCGTTACGCGGGTCGGTGATGATGTCGACGATGATCAGCGGGTCGATATAACCGAGCCGGACGTGCCCATCGACGGGATTGACCGCCACCGACCAGCACTGTTCACCGTAGAGGCCGAGCTCCCGTACCTTGTCGAACAGCTTCAGGTCGAGCCGGTTGACCGGATCGAACCAGAACAGGTCGAGGCGCTTCTGCATCGCATCGGCAAGGGACGGATCGTCGTCTTTGGCGACGGCGCGGACGCCCTCACCGAGGACATAATCAACGGTCAGGTTGGTGATCCGCTTTGCAAAAGGGTTCGTCTCCCACAAATAGTACGCGAGCGATTGCGCCTTGTCGTGCTGAGCGGGAGCGAGGTCGCGGTCGGACTTGGAGAGCGGGCGGAAGTAGCGCGAGCCGCCGCCGGTTGCGGACAGCGAATAATCAGGATCGAAGGGGCCGGGCATCGCTTCTTTGAGCGTGGCGACTTCGGCTTCGAGCGCGGCGATCTGGGTGGCGGCCGATGGATCTCGTTTCAGCCAGCGGTCGAAGAATCCCACTATCGTCTCCGTTGGAAGCCCACAAGAGGGCGGTCGATGCTCGTCATCGCTGCCGGTGGACTCGTCGCCAGTTGTTCATGAGCGCCGCTTGCACTGTCTACCTGGTCGTCGTGTGAGCCGTTCGGGAACTGCACGACCTCATCCAACCAGTCGCCGATCCACGGCCCGCGCACGAGTTTGACGTTGCCCGCCTCCGCCGCGCTGCTGAGCGGGTTGGCGCGGATCTCCTTGCTGCCCGTCGTCTTCTTGCCGAAGCAGGCGAAGCCCTTCAGAACCTCACGCTGGTAGTGGTCGATCGTGTTGACCCCCGCGCTTCCCGGCTCCTGCTCCAGCCACACATCGACGGCCCGCCCGTCCAGTTCGGCGGTCTGGCGGACCAGCGCCTCAACGCCCATCGGCGAGAGCCGGTCGCGGCGCACGTCACGGATGTAGAACACCCCGTGCCGCTCCGCCATCAGCGTCCCAACCGTGTAATCCGGGTCTTTCCCCGGCTTCGGCTCAGTCGCCGCCAAGTCCCAATACCGCACGGACCGCGCTTCCGCCGGCGCTTCGGCCACGATCTCGAACCAGTGGCGACGAAACTTGGTCCCGTCCGGTACGGCGTCCCAGTCACCCCGGAGCAACTGCTGTCGGGTGAACGGGTCCAGTTCGTTCAGGCTCTCGATGTACTCCGCCCGGTCCAGGTGCGGGTTATCGTCGAGCTTCGCCGGGACGAACAGTCGCCCCTTGCGGCGCCCTTCAACGAGAAACCGCTGTTTCACCCACTCGTGACCGGGACCGCCGGGATTGCTCGCCCAGCGCATCCGCAATGGCACCCGTGCCCCCTGGAGGCGCCGAAGCCGGCTGAACAGGTAGCGGTACTGCGTCTCCTGAAACTGTGTCAACTCGTCGAAGGCGATGAATTGGAACTCCGCACCCTGGTAGCGGAGCTTGTCATTCTCGTGTTCCAGGTAGCCAAAGGTAAGCGTCGCCCCAGAGGGGAACCGCCACTGCTTCGTATTGTCGTTCCAGGCCGCTGCCGTGCCCGATAGCCACGCCTTCGAGCGGTCCATGATCGCGCCCGGTAACGCCAGGTCCACGTAGGTGCGGCGGAAGATCATCGCCGCGTAGCCCGGTGTATCGACGTACTGCAGCGCCGCCATCAGCAAGGCGGACGATTTACCGCCTCCAGCTGCCCCGCCGTAGCCGACCTCACGAACTGGTGTCGCCAGGAACGCCGCCTGCCGTGGTGTCGGCTTCTGGGGAATCCACGCGTTGTCCAACACCGTCGATTGGAGCAAGTCGTAGCCGGTCTGAATCCAAGCCGGCCACTTCGGCGAAGGCGGTTGCGAACTCGTCAAGATTGATCCGGTGCTCATGGGTCACGTTGATGTCGGTGGCGCCGCGCGTGGTCACGTCGCGTTTCTCGGACCACTCGCCCACCTCAATCGCCATCTGCTTGGCCAACTCCTGCCGGCGCCGGATGACGGCGTCATCGACCTTGTAGGCATAGACGATCCGAGACTCGACCGGCTTCGCACCGAGCGACCCTGACTCGTCACCGTCCGATTCGTCGTTGCCAACGTCCCAGACCTTGACGAGCATCGGCTCGGCAACCAGCAGGCCGGTCGTGCCGCCGGCGATACCCTGCATCAGCGGGTCGGTCGCGCGTTCGGCGATCACCTGCTCTAACCGGGCAAAGTCGGCGTTGAGCGCGTCCATCCGGTTCTGTTTGTTGGCGAGGCCCTCGCGCTTGACCGCCGCCAGCAGGTCAGCGGCCGCCTGCTGCACCGCCGCCTGAAAGTCTGGCCGGCGCTTCCAGCGGGCCAGCGTCATCGGTGTGACGCCGACCTCCGCCGCTATCAGGCGGTCGGACTGCTTGTCCTCAGCGACGAGATAGGCGGCTCGCTGCTGACGCGGCGGCAGATCCGCTATCGCGCGAGGCGCCAGCGACAACATTTCCTATCCACCCCAGACACGCAAAACGCCCGCCACGGCGAACCGGACGGGCGCTGGAGACAGTTTCAGCTATAGATAGATATAGTCGATAGCATCTGCATTTGCAAGTGACTTGCGTCTATTCGTCCACCCCATCCGGCCGCGACGTGGTGTAGTCCCGGTACGGCAAGTGATAGCCCGGCTCGTTCCAGGCGATCCGGATGATTGCTTCGAGGGCATCGTGCCGGTCCCGGCTGACGGTGACGTGATGGACGCCAAGCCGGGCCGCAACCTCGCGGATGTGTCGATCATCCCGGTAGATCAACTCGACAATCTGCACCTGGCGCCGGGTGAGGTACGGCTCCTGGACCCACTGGAGCACTTCGAGGTGCAGCGTGAACCGCTCGGAGAGACAGCGGCCCGTGACCGATTCCTCGCGGCTGTTGATCGGCGTGCTGCCCGCGCCGCGATAGGCGGCCTTGAGGTTCGCTTTGACCCATTGCTCCCGCGACTGGCCGTCCGGTGGCTCTGGATAGACCGCGTGCCGCTGTGCCTCGTCGTCCATGCGCCCTCCATCACCCCGCTCCAGTGCCACGCCGGATGGCGTGCGTTGTGCCGTGTCAGCCACCATCCTCGTCTCCTGATCCGAACGTCACGTTGAAGCTCACTTCGTCGAATAGCACCTGAGACCGGAATCTCTCGTAGAGGAGACTCGTACCCGTCCGGCCACTCGACTCTGCCGCCGCCTGCTCTCGCCACCCCGGACGCGGCCAGATCGTCGGGTTCGGCGACGGCCGCACGTGACCGCCGTCGACTTGGACGTAGCGAAAGTCCTGCTGCCCGTCCTCGATCAGTGTCACCCGGTACCCGCTCCCCACCGGCAGGTTGCCGTACTGGTTGACCGGCTCTCGCGCCATCGCCTGTGCGAGCGACCACGCGCCGTTGATCCGCCACTCCCCGTCCGACCCGCCCCGGCACGCACATTCCCACGACGCGCCACAGGCCGGACAGAGCGGCGGGTCCCAGGCCGCGCCGTGCCGCTCCGAGCACCAGCGGTCGCCGCAGGTGTGGCAGATGTCAGTCATGGTTCCCTCCTCGCCGTCGATGCTGCCACCGCTCGCCCTGGTTCACGATCCGCGTCTCGTTCTGCAACCGGGGCAGCGGCGCCTGTGGGGTGACCGGCGTGCGGCGGCCGCAGTTGAGACAGACGAGCTCGTCACCTGTCCCCGGCTCCCATTCGAGCAGCAGCCGTCCACGGCAGCGGTCGCAGTGCCTCACCCGGCCAGGTGCCGCATCCATCCGTTCGCCTTCCGCCGTGCCCGGCGCTGCTGGATCGCCTTCATGCTGCTCTTGATCGGTCGCCGGTTGTGAGCGGTCGGGCGGCGGAAGAACGACACCGATTGCCGCCGCAAGTCGCTGGATAGTGCCTGATTCATGACTCATCGATCGCTCCACGCTTTGTCCGCGCAGCAATCCTGAGGCACATCCGGCAGGTTGCCACCGTCTCCCCGTCCGTCAGCGCCCGCGCCCGGCGCAGCGCCACGCCGCACAAGCCGACCGGCGTCAGGTGATCGTCCGAGCGCGCGTGCAGGCGGGTGCGGCGGTCCGAGTCGAGCGCGAGCCAGGTCATGCAGCGTGCTCCTTGCGTGGCATGATCAACACAATCCCAAGGCGTCAGGAGGCGGCGTCTTCCGGGTCATACCGAAGCCACAGCACCCCAAGATCCTGGAACGCCTCGTAGAATCCCAACAGGTTGTCGCCGGCGTACACTACGACGCTCGGAAACGGTGCGCTGTTCTCGCTCTCGCTGAACCGCAATCGCCCCTTGATCTCGCACTTGGCGATCGGCAAGCCGGCGATCCGGTTCCACCATGCGGTGTCGGTGCGATGGGCCAGCAGCGCCATCGCCTCGTTGCCCGCCTCGACATGTCCGGCGAATCGCTCGATCCACGGCTCGATCGCGCGGCTGTAGGGTGGATTGAGCCAGACCCGCGCATCGCCCCATTCGCGCGCGAGGCCGTCGTCCTCGGCGGTGTAGTGACGGGCTGCCGGGACGCGCCGTCCAGGATCAGCGCAGGGGTCGAGGTCAATCGCGCCCATCACCTGCACGGCACGACGGAGGATCGACTCTGGGGTATACCACTCCGGTGACTCGCTGGTGTAGAGCGCCGGGTGCCGCTGTTCCCGCCGCTCAAGGACGGTGTTGACATGCACCGCCGTCACTTTGCCGTTCGGCGCCGTCTGCTCGACCTCGCGCCAGACCTCGCGAGCTTGCTCCGGATCGGCCTTCGCCAGTGGCGCCAACGCGCGGAGGTGAGACTCCGGGATCGGCGTTGCACATTTGTGCAAATCTCCATCACCGTCCATCAGTACCCGTTCGGTCTGTGCAGCCTCCAGTTGGTAGTAGAGATACCGTTCACTCTGCCCGAACTCGGCCTGGACACACGCCCGCCAGGAGTCGTAGCCAAGCGCCCGCCAGCCCTCGCGCTCGTAGAGTTCCAAGAGGTACGACCGAGCATCTTCGAGGGCGCTCTTGATCCAGGTGACGTGCTGCCGTGCTTCGGCAGCGTCCATCAAAACCACAGCGGTTACAGGTTCTCCCACAACCACGCCTCCAATTCCTCCACCGTCAACACCGCCCGGAGCGTCAAACCGGTGCGTGTGCGGAGCCAGTTGACGATCCCCTCGCGGAATCCATCACCGACGAGCACCAGAATCGCCGGGATCTGATAGCAGGCCGGAATGTTCACACCGAGGGCGTAGAGCTTCTCGTCAACCGATCCACTCCCGCGTTGGGTCCGCACCTTCACCGCCAGGCCATCGGAGAAGTGCGTCGATCCGCGCAGGACGAAGTCGGCCCGCAACTCCTCGCCACCCAATCCCTCGCCAACGACGCAATTGCCATCGATCGCCACGGGCAACCGTCGGAGCATTGCTTCAGCCTCACTCCGCCCTGATGCACCGCTCACTTCTGCGCTCGTCGTCACGCCTCACCTCCTGCCGCCGCCAGCGCGTTCACCGCCGCCGGGTCGTGCTCGACGAGCGACAGCGTGTAGTCGAGGTCGTTGCGATGCCTCAGCGCCGTATACGCCCGGATCGTCAACACGTCCGCCGGTAGCCGGCTCCAGATCGCGCGGTGCTGCGGGCTACACCAGGCTGACCACACGCTCGACCGCTCCGGGCAGCCGGCGAGGTAGCAGGACCGGCGCAGGCCACCGCGCGCCTCCAGTTCTCGCGTCGCCGCTTGGTCACGAGCCTGCTGCTGCTCAGCCATTTCCGGTGTCATCGGGGTATCTCCTCTCGCTACTCCGAGCGCCGCCGTAGCAGCGCACATATCCGGTCAAAGTCATCCGGGCGCCACACCTCGGCCCGTACCCCGGTCGCCGCGCGGAGCGTGTCGATCCACACCGATTGCTGCGCTGTCATCCGACCGCGCAGCGACTTCAGCTCCACGATCCACAGCGGGCGGTTGCGCTGTGCGAGCACGATGTCAGGGAACCCAGGCTCGGATCGGCGAGAGTCGAAAGGATGAAAAACAAGCCAGCCGTTCATCCGTGCCAGACGTAGTACGGCCTCCTGGAAGTCTTTCTCACGAACGCTTGCGAGCAGCGCGTCTCTCCCTTCGGCAGACGTTACAGTTCCATCGAGTCGGACGATCCTTCCGGAAATAGGCATTTTGCTCATTGACTTCATGACCTCGCGCACACTTTCCGCTTATGTGCACCTTGATCAGTGGGGCTTCACCGCGAATCACATTGACCCGATGCGGGACGGCCTCCAGGTGTTCTGGGTTGCAACACCACCGTCGTCGGCATAGATGGTCGATTTCGGCGCCTTCCGGTATCGGTCCGTACCGTTGTTCGTAGGCAAACCGATGTGCATACAACACTGGCGACGAGCGTCCGATGCCGCGTAAGCGTCCGTACCCTGCTTTGTCGATTCGCCCTATCCATTGCCAGCAGCCATCGGGAAGAATTTTGACCTTCTCCGAGAATCGTTCCTCGATCGGCCGATGACCGCGATTTCTTTTCAGCCCAGGTTTGCGTGGGTAAACACCGCGTGGCATAGTGCCCTCCTACACCATCCATGTTACCACACATATGAGTCAGCCAGCCGTTGTATCTCGCGAGCCGGAGCACCTGATCCTGGAACGCCGCTTCGTTGATCGCCGTGAGCACCGATCGAGCCTCGTAGCCCGTCCGCGTCTCGCTCATGCCGCCTCCGCTGCCACGCGTGTCACCCAGACCACGCCGTCGCTCGCAACCTGCAGGGTCGCTCGTCCCATCAGCACCGCCGCCAGGTCCGCCCGCCGGAGCAACGCCTCGGACGGCCCGGCCTCCAGGATCGCCGCCGCCCAGTCGAGGGCGTGACGTGCCGCCTCCACCGGCAGGCTGCCGTCGTGACCACGCAGCGCCGCGTCGATCACCGCCCGCTGGGCCTGGTCGGTCAGGATTTCCCACTGCATGAGTGCGCCTCCTCAGCGCTGAATCTTGTCGCGATACCGGCCGGCCAGATCGCGTGGCCCGTCGCGCGGGCGGCCGTTCACACTGGCTGGCCCACCGCGACCGTTCTCGTGGATCTCGCCGTTGAGACGGCCCTTCACCCGCTGCATGAACCAGTTCCAGGGCTTGCCACCTTCCGCCGTTGCCTGCATCGAGGACCAGAACTCGGCCTCGTCGCCCCGCTCGACCGCGCGCAGCAGTTCGGCGTCCGCCGCGGCGAGCTGCGCCTTCGTCAGCGGCCGTGCGTCGTCGTCGGTGAGTTCTCGCCAGCGTGCCTCGATCGCGTCCCATGTCGGCGGCCTCGCGCGTGCGTCCGCGCGTATGCTGCTGCTGCTGCTGCTGCTAAGGGGCGGATCATTAGGGCGGATCATGGGCGGATCGGGTGCAATGGGTTGCACCCCTGAAACGAAACCCATTGCACCCCCTGGTGTCGCAGATTGCACCCCGCAATGGGCTTCAGGGTGCAATGGGTTGCACCCCTCGTCGGAGTTATCCACATCGCTCTCGTCGGAGGGGTGAAGTGGATTGCACCCCTCCGGGTCGCCAGGGGTGCAATGGGTTGCACCCGTCTCGGTGTCAGAGGGTGCAATGGGTTGCACCCCTGAAACGGATTGCACCCGCTGGCCGACGGTGATCCGGTACTTGGTCGTGCCGTGTTTCCCGCGTCCGTCCCTGGCGATCTCGTCGTGCTCTTCGAGCCAGCGGAGGGCGTATTGCGTCATCCGTTCGGAGATCGCCGCGTACTGGGCCAGAGTCTTCACGCTGTACCACGCCTCCCGGCCGGTGTCGTCGGCGGCTTCAGCGAGCGCGACGAGTACGAGACGGGTTCCGCCCCGGCTCTGACTGTGCTGCAAGACTTGACCAACGACTTTGCCGCTCAACCGCTAGTCCTTAACCCTTGCCGTTGTAGCGGGTGCCCAGAATCGTGATCGGTCCGCTCGTGTCTACAACGCGCGTGAATGAAATCCCGCGCCCCTGATATGCCGCATTCCAGATGTGTGCTGTCGCCCGCGCCGCGTAGAGGCCCGGATGCCCTTTCCCCTTGTGCGTCGTCTCGCCCATGAGAAAGTCAACCAATGTCTTCTCCGCCGTCCCCTTCCGCAATCCGTCATCCTCAGCAACGGTCTACCAGAACGCGGCAGCGCCTTCGGCCTGATCGCGCAACGTTGCCAGGGCAACCGATGCTGGTCCCGCCGCGATCAATCGCCGCCGTAGTGCCCTATTGCCAGCGCCTCTCAGTAAGTGGTAATAGAAGGCGATCTCACTGGCGAGATCACGGAGTCCCTGAATTCGATAGTCAGCCACACGTCGATAGGCTTGCGCCTCGGCGCTCGCCCGCCATTCGGTCGCAAGGAGTGCAACCGCTGGCCCAATGCGTGTGACAAAAGCGGGCGGCGCTTCCATTTCGTCGGCCACACCACTTGCGCGAACGACATCGTTCACGCTCCTGATTGCGCCCCGGTCCAGCCGTCCGTAGAGTTCGTCTAACTCGCGTTCGGTTTCAACGTGGTGCTCGATCACGTAGAGTCGTTGTGCGATGCCTCCGTCCCTGATCGCGGTGAGCCGGTGCTGGCCGTTCACCAGAAACGTGCGGTCTAATGCCCGACAGTGGGCAAGTTCAACCGGCGTCGGAGTAAACAACCCGTCGCGCATCACCTGGATGAGTTCGCGGACATGCGTCGGCCGCAACGGTCGCTGTCGCGGATAGGCGTATTCGGTGAGCCATCGCTGTGCTTGTTCTGGTCCCACCACGATCGGTGTGTAATGATCGAGAAATGTTGGTCCGGCCCCATTGGGTACGGCGTCCTTGATCGGTTGCATGTAACGGATGCTTCTTGTCATTGATTCCTCCCCTTGGCTCTCCTTGTGCCCCAATCGCTTCAACAGGTCACGCATCGTCTGCTCCGATCGCGTCCACCAACGCCGCGAGCCATGTCTGAAGCCGTCCAGTGAATGCGCGGGCGCTCAGTCGCTTGTCGCCCTGCAACGTGCTCGCAACCGCTGCCGGTTCGTGTTCCATCCACTGCGACTCCACCCACGTCCGCCCCTGATCCCAGGCGATGAGCAACGACGCGCCGCTTGGCGGTGCTACTTTCTTCTTCTTGGGAGACGGCTTCGGCTTGGTGTCGGCCTTCGTCTTGTCCTTCGTGCCAATGCCACCCTCCCGCCGCTTGACCTCTCGCTTCGCCGCTGACACCGTCAATCGCCCGCTCCGTATTCTGTCCACCAGATCCGGCGCCTCTTCCTTTAACTTCTTCACGTCGGAGACGTAGTGCGGGTTCACGCTGAAAGCGGCCGCTGCTTGGGTGCGGGAGTCCTGGGTGGGTCGGTCAGTCGTCAGAACTGGGACACCAAACCCTTCCGGAAATATTTCCGGAAGGGTTTCCCCTTTCTTGTGGCCCCGACCGCCTTCCCTGCCCCGTCCGCCCGCTTCCCGCTGTCGCTCCCGTGCCTCTACCTCGAAAATCGGCAACGCCTCGACAGCGATCACCGTCCTCTGCCCGATGGATAGATGACGGCGATGCAAGTTCTTCGAGATCACGTAGGCGACGGGCGAGCCATCGATTGCTTCGATGTAGTCGGTCGTCTGCGGCTCGCGATCCAGTTCGGCACAAGCCCGATAGCGGTTACGTCCATCGAGGATCTGGCCCTCGTGCATGACGATCGGCTCACGTTGGCCGTGTTCTTGGATATCGGCCTTGAATCCGGCGTATTCCTCGTCGGTCATTAACGGGAACAAGTCAGCTGCCGGATGCGCAGGTGGTATCGCTCGCATCCCTCTACCCCTCGCGCAGCGCCGTCAGAAACAGACTCGCCTCACGACTCGTCAGTTCCGCCACCGTCCGCCCGCCGTACGCTGCCGCGCACAGCCGCTCCGTCTCGTCGCGCTCATATCCCCGACCACCACCCGCCTCGTAGATCGCCGCGACCTGCTTCTCATTCGCCTTCGGTGGCTCCCGCTTCGCCGTGTCCGCGTGTGGTTCCTCAATCGGCAGTTCGTCCGCGCTCATCTCGCCCTCGATTGCGTCAATCTCTTCCCACTGGGCATCAGTGAGCGTGCAGCGGTCCTCTCCCTTGCCGTGTGCCCATGCGTCCGGCGCGGCATCCGGCGCGAGGAAGTACGGCGTATCGTGGCGCGGGCATTGCTGCGTCGATTGGAGATAGCGCCCGCCCTTCGCCGCCTGTCGCTCGATGCAGGCCACACCGCCGATCCGCCAGATCACCTCGCCGTGATAGCGCTCGCCGGTGTCCTCGGCGTCGGGATGGGGGAGTTTGGTTGCGGTGCTCTCGATCGGTTGCTGTCGCTCGACGTGATCGGGGTGCGCCGGCAGTACCGTGACTGTCGCCTTCGCGCGGAGCACCTCACCCGTCTCGCCATCAACCTCAGCACCGAGCTCTTCTGGTGTGTACACCGGCATCCCGTTGGAGAGGTCCGGCGTGAACATGTTGAAGCCGTTCGACATCGCCCGCGCAAACAGCATGTTGCGCGGATAGCGTTTCCACACGTCGCGGCCGCTCAAGCCGGCGGTGGCCGCGTCCTTCAGGGTGAACGTTGAGATGCCGATCGACTCGCCGGCTTCAAAGAACTCGATCGCACACTCCTGATCGGTCGTCGTCCTGACGCGGTAGGTGTAGCGGCCGCTCTGCTTGATCAGGGAGGCCATCAACCGGGCGCTGAACGTCGGCTTGCCATCGACGACATGGATCCCGACCATCGCGGCAACCGGACCAATGCCAATCTCGCGACCTGCCAGGATCTTGACGACGGCTTGGGCCTCGTCCTTCGCATCCTTGAAGTACCCGGAGGTGGCGAGCACCTGGCCAAGCCGGAACAGATCCGGTGCGTCGCCTGCTGGTTGCTGGTATCGCGTCACTGCCTGATTCATCGTGTCCTCCTCGTGGTCCGCATCTCGCCTCCGAGACGGTCACCGCTGCCTGGACCGAACGGCGGGGGATTGGAATCTGTGCCCCGTTCGATCCAGGCAGCGACGGTCGTATCCTGTGTCTGTCGACTCCCGGCTCGTCCGACAGGGGTGGGTGGTAGCCGGTACGAGCCGGGAGTCGTCTGGGGCTGGGTGGCCGTACGTCCGGGGCGGGTCGAGCACACACCTCAACTCGGACGCGGGTAGGGTCGGCCACCCTGGCCCGGCTACACCGCGACCACCATCGCCGCCCGTCGCTCGCGGATCACGTCGCGCCACGCCTCGGTCAGCGCTGGCGCCAGGTTCGGATGGTGCGCGTTGAAGGCGTCCGCCAGCCGCCCGTTGCGGCTGAAATCGAACTTCAGCGCCGCGAGGCTGTACGACCCCTCCAACTGACCCAGAACGCAGCGCGTCCACGACGCCATGTTGAGCGCGTCCACGTCGATCCGCTCGTACCAGTCCTCTCCGTAGTGCTCGGTCACGAGGTCAATGCCGGGTTGGAGTCGTTCATTCATGTCAGTCCTCCTTGCTGGGCAGACATTCCAGGATCACTAAGCCACGCTTGCTCATGCCGCACCGGCGCCAGCCGGCGAAGCGAAAGCACGCGCCAGGATTGGTGCTGCGAATCTTCTTCGGGTTGACGTAGGTCCAGAGCCGCTCATTCGGCCATCGCTGCCATGCGAGTTCCATCGCCTCACGGATCAAGTCGCTGGAGCGGATCGATGATTCGTTGCGGAAGAGGCTGCACACGACGCCGATTTGATGGTCGTACCGCTCGATCGTGTTCTTCAGCCAGACGAAGACAGCGGTGCCCTCGGTGTTGAGCAGCACGAACTTCTGGCCGGCCGCGACAAACTGGCGGCTGTGATGGCCGGGACGGCGGTTTTTCTCAGCTGAGTAGTGCCGCAGATACAACGCCCGCGCGCGGTCGTCGCCGTCCTTCACCGCGATCCAATGGCTGTCGATCATCGTTGTCGTCATGCCCCAATCACCCAGCGCAGCACCAGCCACGCGATCACGATCTCGACGAGCAGCGCCACGGCGATCCACTGCATGACGTTGAAGTGCCGGACCTCGTCGTGGCTGAGGGGTTCCCGCGCCTCGGATTCGCACCACTGCCGAACGCTGTGCATCTGACGATCGATCTCGTCCGGATCCAACTCGGTATCGAATCGCATCACCGCCTCGCGGACCTCGCGTTCCAGTCGTGGGGTCACACCGGTGCTCCTTCCCGCAGCGCCAGGGCCAGCGGCACGCCCCAGGCCAGCGCACGAGCACTGATGCGCGGCTCCCGCCGTTCCGCGCGGGGGAGGGTTTCGGCGTAGCGTTTCAGGCCGCTCATCTGGCGCCGAATATCGGTGTCCAGTGCCGTCCAGTCCGTGCGGCGGAACGAATGGAGCGCCTGATCCTCCACCGTCCACCCCGCGCCGGGGATCTCGCGGCGTCCCGGCACCCGCAGCCGCGTCACGGTCGCCGGCTCCACGTCGCCCTCGGTTTCGGCCATCAGGTCGCGGAGTGCGTCTCGGTAGGTGCGATCGGTCATGCCACGGCCTCCTGATTCGACTGGATCACGCGGAGCGCCTGCTCGCCGATCCATTTCGTGTAAGCAGGTGGAATTGCCTGACTCAACTCGGTACCAGTCATCCAATCGATGCCCATTGCCTCCGGCCCAACGTACGAGCCGATATCCCCGACGACGGTCGCGAAGCCGCCGGCATCCCAATGGGCGCGACGATTGACCTTACGATGGGTGACACGGACCACATGCCGCGGGTGCGGTGGCTGCAACAGGACCGGCCAGGACACCTCGAACAGTCGGTGCCGATAGGAGCGCAGTCCGAACATCGCACCGCAGAGCAGGTAATCGGCCCGCATTGGGGCGCCGGGGACGTTCTCGATCACCCACGGGACGCCGCTCCCAACGAGTCGATCGCGCGTATCCGCGAGCAGATCGACATACGCACGATCCGGCCACCGCCCGCGGAGTGACGTGTACGCCTGACACGGCGGCGAGGCGTGCCACAGGTCCGGCAACGGATACTCTCCCCGCTCGACCGCGTCGAAGAAATCGAAGGCGTCCATCCGGATGAAATCGAACGGGTATCGAGGTTGCGGCCGATGGTCGATACCAACGACGCGAAACCCCGCCTGGTGGTAGCCCATGCCGGCCCCGCCAGCGCCGGCAAATACGTCGTAGCAGAGCGGTCGCTCGCTCATGCCTCCACCCCCTCCCGCAGCGCCCCACGCGCCGCCAGTTCGATTTCGAGCCGCATCCGCTCCGCCTTCAGCGCCTCGACCTCCGCGCACAGGAGCGCGATCACCGTCTCGCGGGCGGTGCAGTCGGGGCAGGCAACCGCCGTGCCGTCAGCGGGCACGTCGAGCGGCGCATCGCATTTCGCGGACGGAGACCAGTGCGGGCGTCGGTTGGTCGTCATGCGCTCCGCTCCTCCGCCGCGATCCGCTCCGCCAGGACGCGCACCAGCCGCCGGAAATCGTCGTCAAACGTGTGCCCGGCCTGGAGCGCGTGCCAGTCGTCACGCAGCGGGATCAGCGCCTCCGCCAGCCGCCGTGCGCCCGTCTCCCGCGCGAACGTCGGGCCGCAGGTGCAGCCGGACGGCAGGTGCGTCACCTGCCATCGCTCCGGCTGCGTCACCGACGGCCCGACGCCGAACGCGCCACAGGTGACGCCGGTGATCGTGTCGTCGCCGTGCTCGCGGGCGATCCGATAGGTGGCCGGCGTCCAGGTGTGAGTGGTGGTGTTCATGACGAAACCTCCAGGACGCTGATGACCCGCCGCACCCGTTCTGCCAACTCCAGCCCCGCCGCCGTCGGCACGAGGTGGTAGGACCGGCGGTCGCCGGGTACCGGCTGTCGCTCCGCCAGTCCGCGTTTGGTGAGCGAGTCGACGATCTCAGTCATTGATGCGCTACTCACGCCAAGGCGCCGGGCGATGGTGCCGTGGGCCTGGGGCCCATCGGCCGCGACCACAAGCGTCAGGAGTGCTGACACACTGATGTCCGCATCAATCTCTGCGCGAACGCACGTTTCGAGCCAGGTGAGATACCGCCGCGTCCGAAGCCACCAGGCGAGCGTCGTGGTCTGTGTCGTCACGGTGCATCCTCCACCAACACATCACCCTGGGCCGCGAGGTGCTCATGCACCCACAGAATTTGCGCGCGAATCGCCGCGGCCCAACTCGCGGCCCAACTCGCGGCCCGACTCGCGTCCCAACTCGCGCTCCGACTCGCGCTCCGACTCGCGTCCCGACTCGCGTCCCAACTCGCGCTCCGACTCGCGGCCCGACTCGCGTCCCAACTCGCGCTCCGACTCGCGCTCCGACTCGCGGCCCGACTCGCGCTCCGACTCGCGTCCCGAGCTGCGCCCCGACTCGCGTCCCAACTCGCGCTCCGACTCGCGCTCCGACTCGCGGCCCGACTCGCGTCCCGAGCTGCATCAAGCACAGGGACTGCCGCCCGCGCGTCTTCCGTCGTGTCGAAGCGCAGCGCCTCAACGGCGACCGCGTGTACTTCGTGGCCCGCTGCTTTGAGCAGCGACACCAGGTGCGGTTGTCGCTGCCGCAGCGTGAACAGCATGAACTCGACCCGCTCCCCCGTGGTCAGCAGGCGCAGCGCACCCCACAGCACATCGATACCGGCCTCGTGCAGTCGCAGCGCCGCCTCAACGGTGAGCGGCACGCCGTTGGGGTAGAGCGTTTTGACCTGCTTGTATTGCGAGTCGCATGCGCCCCATCGCTTGATGCGTCGCAGCGAGATGATCAGCGGTGTCTGTGTCGTCATGACCAGTCCCTCCCGCACATCGCCGCCACCGTGCCGAGGTCCAGCGGCTCGCGTCGATCGTGTTCGCCAAACCGGCGCCGGTGACACGTTGGCCGCGACTCGCACACCGTGTAACTGCCATCGACCACGCGCGGTGCGGTGGTGCTCTGGCATACAGCACACGGCTCCGTCATGGTTCCTACGGACTTGTCCGCGAGGCGTTGGACTGCTAACATTTGATTAGTCCTCCCTTTGCCACTGGGGATCTGAGTGGGCAGCGTTGATGGCGCTAGCCCACTCGCTTTACTCCGCGCCGTCGCTTGATCGGCGTCACCGCTCCGTCGTCGGGCACATCCGCGCTCCACACCGGCATCGCCTCGCAGAACGCCTCCACGTCCCGCGGGAGGAAGTACAGCCGCCGGGCGCCCTCGCGCCGTGCGATCAGCCGTCCCGCCCGCACGTAGGCCAGAACCTGATCGGCGCTGACTTGGAGGAGGTCACCGGCTTGCTGGGTGGTGAGGCGGAGGGGCTGGTTCATGCGGCCACCTCGATCACGATGCTGTCGGGGTCGATGCTCAATGCGACGCAGGCGTCCCAGACACTTACACCTGGGACTTGCTTGTGGTACTTCAAGAGACGGCTCTTCGCCTTGATGTTGGGGACCAGTCGCCGTTGCTGTTCGAGGTCATTCAATAGCGATGCTTCGAGGTCATCCCACGAGATGACACTGAAGAGCCGTTTCTGGTATTTGCCAGTGGCCGTCCCATCGGGGTTGCGAACCCGAACGGCTGCACTGGCCGGACGGCCAACCACTTTCCCGTCGATGGATATGAAGAACGATCGGGCAATGCCAATCAGCCGCGTTGCCCGCCGTCGCCAGCCGTCATGGTTGATCTGACGCTCGATTGCCTGCGCAAAGAGGTTGCCGCTGGCTGCATCTCGGAGAACGCGCGAGCGGAACTCGTCACCGAACGTGCCGGTGTCCTTATCGTTCCAGCCTTCCGCGATCATCGTGTTGATGATGCTGAGTTCGTATTCCCTCACCGCGAACCTCCCACGACTGAGAACGGACGGATACGCGCGGCACGAACGGCATCAGCCCAAACGCCGATGCGCTCGGCAATGTCGGTGATGCGATCGAGATCGTCGTCGTCGATAACAGCGGCTACGGCTTCAGCCTGAAGCGGCAGCCAGTCGGACACCGCGAACTTCAGCGCCTTGGTGACGGCATGGTGAAGTCGTGCGGCGGCGATGCTGCCATCGGTGTCCAGGCGATCGGTTGCACGCTCGATCGTTTCAACGGCGGCTTCAATCTCTCGCCGTTCGGCCTCGCGCTTGGCTTCGGGGATCGTCTTCTCACCCTGGCGCACTTCTTCAAAGAGGTCGGGCGCGTCGTTCTTCAGGCGCTTGGCGTCGGAGACGTACTGGCGGTTCGTGCCGATGGCGGCCGCGGCTTGGGTTCGTGCCTCACGTTCAATGCGGTCGGGCACGGGTTCTACTGGTGACTCTTCGCCCAGTTCCGCAATTCTTTGCGGAACTGGCGCTTCGGTTTTGGGTTGGTGACGAGAGACATTCCCGCGTGCAATCGCCTCCCGCTGCCGTTCCTTCGCTTCCGCCTCATAAAGTGGCAACGCTTCAACTGCAATCGCCGCGAGTTGACTCTTATCGAGGTGGCGCCGCTTCGCGTTCTCGCTCAGTACGAATGAAATCGGCGAACCGCACTCGCCAAGGTAGTAGGTCGTCTCTGGTTCGATCCCAAGCTCAACACAGGCGCGGTAGCGATGGCGGCCGTCAAGGATCTGCTCGTCGTGCATGACGATCGGATGCAGAAGTCCGTGCTCGCGGATGTCGTCGCGCAGCGCGGCGTATTCCTCAGCGGTCATCGCTGGGAAGAGCAGTGCGGCCGGGTGGATCGCCGGGATCGCCTTCATGCGGCACCGTCTTTGAAGAGGTCAACCGGTAGATCGAGGAGGGTGCTCATCCTCTCTGCCTGTTGAGAGGTAATCGGCCGCTCGCCGGACAACTGGCGAGACAGATGTGAGTGGGACAGGCCAAGCTGTTGCGCGACCCAGACGATCTTGAGTCCCTTCTTCTGGATCTCCGTCTTGACCGTCTTACCGCTCACTTGATCCTCCGTGCGGGACACTACTCCGTGCGGTGTGCGGAGCATCGCACAGTTCGAGAGCAGTGTCAAGCTTTTGTGCGGCACAGCGCACAGATTTGTGAACCGGACACAGCCCGCAATTTTCAGTGAACTAGACAGAACGGTGTGTGTGACGTACGGTAATGGGCACAAAACTGTGCCGCACGCCGTACAGTGGAGGAAAAGGCGATGGTCACAGCAGCAATGGGGCGACGGACGGCACCAGCGTTCTTGGAATGGCTGGAAAGCCTGAATATGTCAGCGCGAAAGCTCGCCGCTTACACTGGTGTATCGAACTCCACTGCCTCGCAGTGGCTACGCGGCGCGGTACCCGAACGGGAGTCGGTGCAGAAGTTAGCAGATGGCTTGAACGTTCCCGTCGATCGCATCGAGGCGCTGATCAAGGGCGAGATCGACAAGGACGAGATGCCGAAAGTTGGGCGCTCGCTTCTCATTGATGACCCGAACAAGTTCCCCGATTTACTCGACATCTCGAACTTTCACCCGACAACAATCGGTGTGCTCCGAAACATTGGAGACGAGATCGAGCGAAAGATACGCCTTTCGTTGTTAGAAGGCATACCACCGAAACAGGTAGCCGAGGACGAAGCAGAGTACGAATCCGACGAGGACGAGACGGACCTTGAGCCGTAGCGTCCACCCTTCCGGCAATCCACAGCGCGGACATTGATCGGCGTCCATCTTTACTTCCTCCCTGCAAAACGTGCGAACAGAATAGAACATATGTCCTACACTGTGAAGCGTAAGACGACACTCAGGAGCCGATGATCTTCAAACAACGGAGGTAACGGCCATGTCCCGCCGCTCCCCCGGTGATGGTGCTCTCTTCTGGAGTGAGGCGAAGCAACGGTACATCGCACGGGTGGTGATCGACGGCCGGCGGGTGACGCGCGAGCGGCGCAAGCGCAGCGATGCCGCCCGCGTCCTGCGAGAGATCCAGTTGGGCCGCGTCCAGCCGCGGGCCACGCGCGAGCGCACCGGCGTCTATCTCCGCCGCTGGCTCGACGAGCAGATCGCCCTCGGCCGCTATCGCGACAACACGATCCGCACCTACCGTTCGTTCTTGCCGGTGATCGACGCCGCGCTCGGCTCGACTGCCCTTGCCTCACTCACCCCGGCCCAGGTGCAGACGTTCATCGCTTCACTGCAGCCCGCCTATCAACCGGCGAGCATTCGCCTGATCCGGGCGCTCCTGGGCGCTGCCCTGGCCGACGCTGAACGGCTTGGTCTGGTCCACGAAAGCCCTGTCCGCCGCACACGAGCGCCGGTGGTGCCGCGTGTCGAGCGGGACGCACCATCGATCACGGAGACGGCCGCCGTGATTGCCTGCTTCCCCGGCTTACCGATGCGCGGCATCGTGCTGGCCGCGCTCGTCTACGGACTGCGTCAGTCTGAGGTGGCCGGGTTGCGCTGGCAGGATATCGGCACGGCGACGATCACGATCGCCGGCCAACTGGGCCGTGACGGCGCGTGGACACCGCACCGCAAGCGCGGCGGTCGTCTCACCCTGCCCTTGCTGCCGCTCGCCGCCCGGACCCTGGACGCACAACGCGCGGCCCAGGCGGAGGATCGCCGAAGAGCGGGGCGACTGTGGCGCGAGCAAGGGTTTGTCTTCACCACGCTACGCGGTGATGCGATCAGTCAGCAGGCGATCTATCGCGCCTTCGCCCAGGGCGTGCGCGGGACGGGACTGCCGTTTCAGACGTTCCACGACCTCCGCCACGCCACCAGTTCACTCTTGGACGCGCTCGGTGTCGATCAAGCGACCCGGCTCGCCGTCCTCGGTCACGCGGCGCTGTCCACGAATCTCACCTACACGCACAGCTCAGCCGAGCGATTACGTGCGGGCTTGGAGCGGCTCGAACGGGCGCTCGGTGACCCTTGAAGGTTGGCGCGAGGGTTGGCGTGATCGCCGGTTGAATCTACGCGGTGGATGAGTCAGATTCAGTGACTCTTAACACACATTTATCGCGATGCCGATTCTCAGGTTCGTGTACGTCTAGATCTGAACCTAAACGGTGCCGTGTGGGACTGATTCACACGAACTGATCGTGTGTAGTCGAAGGTTGGCGCGAGGGTTGGGATAGCCCGCCGCGCCGTCACCTGGCGGGGTGGGGGGCATTACGCGCATGGGCGACGATGAGGGGATTTGAACCCCCGGTATGAATGCTGTCGAATGTTTGATATAATCGAGTCCATGAAAAAGCTATGTCCTGACTGCAAAGAAGAGAAGACCCTCGAAGAGTTTGTATGGAAAAACCGTGCGAAGGGCTGGAGGCATACGCTGTGCCGTCCATGTCAACGGGCTCGCTCTAAGACTCATTACCATGCGAATAAGACGGTGTACCTCGCCAGGAACGCCCGAGATCGGCAGGCCGTCTCCACGTTAATACGAACACTGAAGGAGAAGCCGTGCGCGGATTGCGGTGGATCATTCGCGTACTACGTTATGGACTTCGACCACGTCTCCGAGAAATCGTTCACGATCTCCGCCATGCGTAAGAGCAGGATGAGCATGGAGCGCATACGAGCCGAGATGGCGAAGTGCGACTTGGTGTGCGCGAATTGCCACCGCATTCGAACATTCACGAGGTCGCGAGAGTACCCGGCATCCGGCGTGACAGGCCGGCGCTCTGACCGCTGAGCTACACCGTCACGGGCAGACCACTTGTTTACCGCCGTCTGCCAGAGCGGCTTTTGGCCGCGCGTGATCGTCACCACACGCGACCTCCATTTGGAGTCTATCACCCAGGCGGTCGCTCCTTCCCCTTCGGCAGCCGCCGGAGAATGCACGCCTGACAGCGTTGGTGATAGGGCACGGGCGGCTGTTTGCCGCAGTCCTGGCAGGTGGGCATCAGTCAGCCTCCGGTGTGGGGCGAGTGGCATCGCAGGCGAGGCGTTCGAGGGCGAGATCCAACCATCGTCCCGGCATCCGGCGTTCCCCTCGTTCCCATTTGACGATTGTCCATACCGAGATGCCAAGGGCGTCCGCCAGCGCTTGCCTCGTCATTCCCTGTGAATGCCGCCACGTCAATAATTCCTCGTTGGTCATGGAACGATCATAGCTCAAGAACTTGCACTCTGTCCATAGATGTTGTACACTGTCCATGTCAGCAAAGCAAAGAGAGGCGCCGTCCGACTGGTACTCGGAGCGGCGCCAGAGGAAGGAAACTGAGATGACCAGCTTCAATCCCAAGACCAATGTAGAGGTCAAGAGCATCCGCTATCAACTCCAGCGTGAGGGCGGCAGCGTGCATCAGGTCCAGGTAGACCCATGCGACGGCGTGATTCAATGCAGTTGTCAGGCATACCAGTTCGGGCGCTGCTGTTGGGCGATGCGACTGCTGATGGAGGGATCGCCGGATCTGCCGAAGCCGAGGGTCAGGGTGACGGTGCGCCGGTCCCGGCCGCTGGTCGTGCGCGACGAGGCCATGCAGGCGACGATCAGTAACCTGGACGTGTAGCGAGGAGGAGGCAGCCACATGGTTGCAACCGACAAACCAGCGTGGCAGATGAGCCGTGCCGAGTGGCATCACCGGCACGGCGTCCACATCCCCTGGATCGCGGAGATCAGTCCGTATCAATACAGCACGTTGAGCAATCGCGCGCGGCAGCGGTACGACGCCAAGCGCGACGCCGAATGGCAGGCGGTCGAGGCGAGCGCGCTCCGCTGGCGGGCCGCGATCGAGGCGGCATGGCAGGCCGGCGAGGTGGCGTGGCAGACCGAGGGCGTATCACCGGATGCGCGTGATGTCCTGTTTGCGCTCGACCAGGCGGCGCGGGCGGCCGCCGCTCGACAGGAGCAGGCCGATCGACGCGCCGCAAACCAGATCCGCGATACGTCCGGCCTCGCCGTTGGCGATCGGCTGTGGGCAACGGTCTATAACCAGGATGTCACCGTTGAGCGGGTCAACCGCACGAGCGTTGGCGTCCGGTTTCGGGACGGGACGCGGATGCGGCTGGACGTTCGGATGTTGTTGAGGCAGCGTCCTGGAAGCGTCCTGGATAGGCGCTGACGCCGCCGCGAACGACGGCGCCGATGCTCCGCCCGCGCGTGGCGGGTGAGTCAGAGAGAGGATAGCAGCGTGCGCTCTCCAACGAAACCGCGACCGCCGCGATCTGCCGACCGATGTGGCGACGCTGACCGCGCTCGACGCGCTCCACACGGCACGGCGGGCGTGGGCGGACGCGACCGGTGAGTATCAGGCGCTGCTGGCGGCTGCGCGGGTCGTGGTGGACGCAACCGTTAGCGACGACGGCCATCGCTGGGTCAGCGTCGAACGCGAGTATATCGACGCACTGCGGGCCGTGGTGGAGGGAGACAGCACCGAGACGGAAGTGAGAGCATGATGGCCGTGCAGAAGATTAACATCGGCGGGGACTGGCCTCTTGATCGCATCCTCTATGTAATTCGGAGTGCCGAGGACATCGCGTTCGTTCGTGACCACATCCAGCGGAAGTATGAAGAGTATGCGCACTTCCACTGGTTTATCAAGGAGTCCACGTCGTACCCCGCGCTGTTGGAGGTGGAGTACAGTGATCACGCCGTCGGCTACGTTGGCGAGTGGTACACGCTTGAGGTGCTAGAACGGATGATCGACGCGCTCCGGGCAGCGGTTGACTCCCAGGCGCGATAGGCCGCGTCTATCCGTCGCCGTCAGCCGCGCATCCGCACCGCCAGACAGCCATCGAGGCGACGGCCGACGCGCTCCGGGCGGTGATGTGGAAGGTCGCAGCGATCAGAGTCGAACTGAATGTCTCTGGGTTATGAGCCCAGTGAGGAAACCGTTTCTCCCCGCTGCTATCGTCAGTGTAGCATCCGCACCGCCAGGCAACCATCGAGGCCGACGCATAGATCCCACGCGGGCAGGCCGCCGACGTAGATCACGAGCCAGCGGTGAACGTGCATCCTACCCTCCCAACCGCCGGAGCTGCGCCTCGGCATCGGTCCGCCACCCGTCCGCCTCCGTCGCCAGCCACCGCGCCCGTAGCGCCAGGTCGGACCAGACGCCACGGGTTACCTCGTCCCAGTTCGACACCGGGAAGGCGTTGAGCGCGTCCTCCCGCCCCTGGTCGTAGTCCTCCCGCACCGCCGCGATCACGGCAAGTCGCTGATTGCGGAGCCGCGACTCGACGAGGGCCCGGTACGCCTCGTCTTGGAAATTGAGTGCTGGTGGCGGGGCAGAGACGCGGACGGCGCCCCGCAGTTTCGACGGATCGCCGGCCAGCAATGCCCGCGCCGCCGTCTGCGATTCGATCTCGATGCCACCAAACGGCCCGCCAATCCAGCCGGTATCGAAACAGCGGTCGCGCTGGTCCAGTTGCGCGTGCCAGATCTGCGTCGCCGGACTGATCTCGTAGCCGAAATAGGCCGCGCCGATCGCCCGGAGGAATACCTGTGAGTTGTACTGCGGCGACGTGAGCGAATCCGCGCCCCTCATCGCGACGTTCTCGTTGCTCAGGAGCGCACCGTTGACAACGCCGCTGCCCAGCTCCCAGGCGAATCGATGCGGCGCGATCGAGCACGCCGGCGACGTGGCGATCCGGCCCTGGCTCCACGGACTGACGCCGGTGAGGGGGAGGTACTGACTCACCCGTGCGATGGGAATCCGCCAGACGGCGCCGTCTGCCGCGACGATCTCCAGATCGCGCAACCACTCGCGGCCGGTGCCCCAATGCGTCAGCCCGACGTTGGTCCCCGAAGTAAAGTAGTTGTCGAGAATCTGGAGTGAGGGCGCCACCGGGATGTGGGAGCAAAATCCGGCTTTACGCGACTCCCACCCGTACGAGTGCGAATTGAACGCGGCCCGCGCTGGTTTGGACACGATCACCTGATCGGAGAACGCTTGCAGGTGCGCCGGCAGCGCGGGCAGTGCGGGGACCGCCGTCACCGACCACTCCGCCGGTACCGGTTCCCCTGGGTCGATACCGGCCAGCGCCGACCACTCACCCGCCACACCCGGCAGCATCGGCACGTGTTCGTACGCACCGGGAACGTCAGCCGCCTGGGCCGCCGCCCGCCGTCCGTGCCGGGAGAGCATCAGCCCGCCCGCCGCAGCGAGTGCCGGCAACCAGAGTCGTCGTCGGGGAAATCGCATGGTACAATCCTTCTGTCATGGGGGACTGGCCCCAGGAGCGGCGTGCCTGGTGCGGTGCTGACGAGTACCGCAGCCCCAACCGTGAGCGCTCACGCGCGGGGAGTTGGTTCGACTCCAACCCTTCACCCCCACCACCCCTAGACCAACCGAAGCGACGTGCTCTCACATTCGAGACGCCTAATCGTTGCCTCGATGTAGGTCTCGTCGATTTCAATGCCGATTGCGCGGTGTCCATGCCGGTACGCGGCGATGATGGACGACCCCGATCCCATGTAGGGATCGACGACCATGCTTCGTGGTGCGAGTCGCGCTTGTTCAAGGCACCACGTCATGAGTCCGATTGGTTTCTGGGTAGGATGCAGGCGAGGCTTGCCATTCTCCTCACCGCGGCAAATCATGCCCCGCCACATCTGGCTGTAGAGGCGGTTTCGATTGCCGACATTGGTCCATGCCATCTCGCAGTCACCAACGAAATCACTGCCACGCCCTTCGCGCTTGTCCCACACAAACCAGGACCGCGACGGTGGGAGTTGAGCAATGAAGTGTTGAGCGCCGAAGATAATCAGGCGGCGAAAGCGCAACACGTGCGCGAGATCAACCGGGCCATCGTCGCCAATGATCGGGCGATTTGCCCGACGGCGGCGCATCTGACTGGGTCCCGTGTGCGCGAGTGGTTGCGTCGAAGGACCGCCGCTGGTGTGGAGTGCAATACCGTACGGCGGGTCGGTGAGCACCAGGTCGACAGCATCCGGGTCGAGTGACGCTAGGATTGGTTCACAGCGACCGTGATAGATGGTGATGCCATCGCGTTCGTAGTATGGCTGCATCGCTTCCTCTCACACCAACCGCGTGCAGGACCAATGCGCCGAATATCCGAGTGAGAACGCACGGGCCATTGCCTGTACTTGAAGCCGAAGACTTCGCCGGGAATAGTCGAGCGGTACCAACTGCGATTCTGGTAGCGAGTGCCAGATGCCACTGACCGGCAAGAATTGCGCCGGGCCGATCTCACCAGCGGCGCCGTAGGCATAGGGATCACGCGCCGACTCGCAAATCGCCACCGCCAGCAGCCAGTCCGCCGAGACGCCGAACCGCGCCGCATCCTGTACGAGCCAGGATTCGACCTCCGCCCACGTCACCGGCCGCGCCGCCTCCGTCGCCGTCGCACTGATCGCGCCGACCAACAACAAAGCCGCGACCAGCAGGTACGCGGCTCTCAACGCTTTCCACCGTAGAAACCTCAAGACTCACTCCGGTTTAGGGACCGCCGACGAGGGCTGATGTGACGCGGCCGATTAAGGCGAGCAAGACGATCACCAGCACGACCCAGAACAGGATCTTCAACTCGTTCACGGCGGTCCGGCCTTTCCGATAGGGCGCACGAGGCCGCGACGGTCTGACTACAGGGGATCACCGTGCAGTGCCAGGAGTCGCAGTCGAGGTCGTACACCAGGGAGGGATTCGCGCACCGGGGGCAGCGGGGCAGCAGTGCCACGGCGCATCACCGTCAATCAAGACGAACTCATGGACACGCCGATTCCATCGAGCATCGGCCAGCGCATGGTGCTCGCCGTCAACCGGCACGTACTGATCGAGTGGTCCTTCGATGCCGATGCGATCCGCCTCTTGTCGGAGATCGCGGCAATACATCGGCCACCCCGTCGGGAGGTCCAGCATCGTACCGAAGAGTTGGCAGAGGGCCACCCAATCGTAGTCGGCGTAGTAGCCCCAGAACTCCGGTATGCCGTACAACTCCGGGTCGCAGAAATCCATCACCATGAGCCGCGCCGTGCTGCGCCACCAGACATTACAGGCATTCAGCCCTTTGCTCTCACAGCGACATCCCTCTAAATGCGGGATGACATTCTCGCGAACCCACGGACTTGCGCGAGAGAGATCCGCATCCTCCAATTCGATGTACATCTCGCGTCCATCCTGTGCGACGATGCCAATCGAGATCAGATCGATCGTCTTTCCGTCCTCAATGAATTCGGTGTCGATCCAGTACCGCATCCCCCTCCTCCTTACCGACACCCCGGATGCTCCGGCAGCGCCGCACAGTACCCGGCCTGGAACGCGCCGCGCCAGATCCGGTTGAACCACTGATCCCACGTCTCCGGCTCCGGCGTGGGGACCGGCGTTGGCGTGGGCGTGACGGCGATCTGAAATCCCCAGGTATACGAATGGCCGCTCTGCGTCTCCCAATCCTCGATCGCTGGTGCGTCGCCTGGGTTATCCTCTGGGCGGCAGTTCTGCATGTTCATGTAGCCCATGTCCGAGGCGTGCGCGTGGCGGCGGCCCTCGTCGCCATATCTCCCGCTGTGCCCGAGCGCACCCCCGTGGCCGCCTTCATGCCAGATCGCCGCCTCCACACACCGATCCGGCAGCGTGTCCGCGCGGCGTAGGGTGCCGCCGAACGAGACGTACGTCACCGGGCGGCCGCCCTCGAACAGCAGCGCGGCACAGGCGAGCGTGTCCGGCTGCCAGCAGCCGATCGTGCGGCTGTCCGCGTCGGCGTGCAGCACAATGTCCGGGCGCGAGCAATCCTCCACCGGCGCCCGCACGGCGAACTGCTGCCCCGTGTTGAACGGCCCCGCGAACTTCGCTACTAAGGCGTTGATCGCTATGCCGGTCGTGTAATCCCTATGCTCAGCGTCGAATTGCCGGAGCGGACTTGCACAGTAACGGAGCGGTCGCACGCCTGATCCGACCGGCTCCATGTACGCCTCAACCGGCCAATCCATGCGCGGCGCCCACGGGACAACCTGCCCCGGCACGACTGGTAACGCCGCCGTCCAACTCGGCAGCTCGCCGTGCCCGCCCGCGTCGTACGCCACCGGCTCCGAGACGGCTCGATCGGCGAATACCTGGAGGTTGTGATCGCTGCCGTCCGCCATGATCGCCGTGGCGAGATACTGCGGTCGCTCCACCGTCTGAATTGCGACATTCGGTGTCGCAACCACGATCACCAGCGCCGCCACCACCACGGCCACCAGCGGCCCCCGCGTTGGGTGAGGCAGACGGATCGTCAGCCTAGGTCGTGCCGGCATGACTGACCGCCTTCACGCCGTTGTACAAACCCTGAGACACCAGCCACGGCGCCACTGACAACAGGAGCAAGGTCGCCGCTTCGACGATCCCCTCTTGCGCCTCCGGCCCGTAGCCGACGAGCGACAAGCCCCACATCAGCACCAGGGCAACGCCGTAGGCAAGGGTCGATGTCGCCCCGCCTGTCGTTCGGGGCAGCCACGCCACGCGAGAGGACAGCGCCTTATACCCCTGCACGAGCGCGGGGACCAGGAGTCCCACCGCCACACTACTCACGCCGATTTCAGCGAGGTTCATGTCAACCCTCCTTAGCCGTTCACTTGCCGCGCGAGGCACACGAGTTGGTGCGCCTTCTCATCCATCTCGATCTCGTCGATCAACGACCGGGGCACGCGCGGCCGGTTCTCAACCTCGTTCTCGTAGCAGCGAAGGCAGAACACGCGCCCGCTTGGCCATGCCAGTTCCACGTCATCACTGACGGTCAGCGTTCGACACATGACGCACGGCCCGCCCGGCTTCAGTTCTTGCCGCTCCACCGCCGGCACGTCCACCGCTGGAGCCGGCGCCCACGGCTTCGGACAAGGGCACGCACTGATCGCGATCCCATGCGTGATACACCAGCCGAACGACGTATGACCGTCCATCGCCGCGCCTCCGTCAGAACCACACCCCGACGACGAGCGTCACGACCACGCCGATCAGCGTCGCCAGCGCCGCCGCGCCGCCGATCACCGCCATCAAGTACCCCCGGTCCCGCGCCGACATGTGCGCCGTGACGTGATCGCGGCCCGACAGTTGCCCCTCCGACCGCGCCTGTGAGACCTGGAGGGCGGTGATCGTCGCGTCGTGCCGCCCCACCGCGCCGTTGATCCGGTCGAGTCGCTGGATCGTGGCGTCCTGTTTTTCGTCCGTCGTGGCGATCTGGCGCTCGACCGCCTGCAACCGCTGGTTGACCTCGCGGATCTGCACGTCCAACGACCACAACGCATTCGCGATATCGTCGCGGCCGCCGAACCGGCCACCGGCCTGTGGATCTGGATACATCACGACTCCGCCGCATGGTGATCGGGATACGCAGCCCTAGCCCCCGAACAGGAACGGAATCAGCCACGGCACCACCGGGCCGGTTGGCTTCGGCTCCGACGGGAACGACTGGCACGGCACGATCCCGCACGGCAGCGACGGTTGCACCCACGGCACAACCGGACCGACCGGCGGCTTCGGGTTCGGCGGATAGGTCGTGCACTCGACGATGCCGCACGGCAGGAACGGTGAGAACGGCGCGTCGGCGCTCGCCGTCGAGTGCAGGCCAAGGCCGAGGCCCACCGCCACGGCAGCCGCAAGAATCAATCGCTTCATCGGGCTTCCCTCCAAGATCAAGAAAGGGCCGGTGTCACCCGGCCCGCGTGCTTAGACCCCTTGCTGTTGGGGTAAGAACAAGAGCAGCGTCTTCACCGCCTCCTCGAACTTGGTTGTCCGCTTGCCGCGTGGGATCGGCGGCAGCTCCTGCCCGACACCGGCCAACCCGAGCTTGTCCGGCCAGAAGAGGAACTGCCCGGTGATCTGGAGCAGGCCGCTCCCGGCTTGATAGCGCCGCGTCAGCACCCGCACCCGCGCCAGTTGATCGGTGAACCCCATCGACGGCGCGAGAATCCTCAATGTCATCCCCTCCCGCACCGTCGCCCACGTCGTACCGATGTCCGGTAACGCACAACCGATCGGCACCTCCGGGAACGACCGCTCCGACGCCTCGTGCGCCGCCTCCAGTGCGCGAGAGTGGAAGTCCGGCAACTCCGTATCGAGCGCGATCTCCGGGGACCAGATGCCCGTGTTGCTGAGCGCGGCCACCTCAAGCTCGTTGTCCTCCGAGCGCGACTTGACGGTGTACACCTGGTCGTTGTGGTCGATCCGCCGATGCACATCGACGACGCCCGCGCCCTCGCACAAGAGCGGCGCGTACTCCGGCGCCACCGGCGGCGCAAGCTCCAGATACTCGTCTCGGAGCCGCCACTCCATCCCCGTCTGCTGCATCAGGTCGATCACGATGTCAGAGACGTAGCGCCCCTGCAAGGCGTAGTCGGTCAGTGGCTCGTTGGCCACGCAGCGCGTCCCCGGCAGCAGGCGGGGTCCGTCCAGGCCGCCGAAGGTGATCCTGAGCACGTCCTCCAGGATCAGGTGCGGCATCCACGGCCCGTCGTAGACCTTGTGTTGCAATGCCAGTTTGGTGCCCAACAGCCGGGCGATGTGCGAGCATTCCAGCCGGTAGCCCTCCGGCGCTCGCTCCTTGCCGAGCGCGATCCCCGTCCACCGGCCAAGGCGCGAGTCGATCTTGACCACGAATGGCTGCCGCTCGTCGATGTGTGTTGCGGTGTACGCCGGCGAGTCGCGCGGCACGAGGATCGTTGCCGTGCCAGCCTGCAACAGCGCCGGGTGGTTGTATTCGAGGCTCAGTACCGGCAACGGCTCCGGTATCTGCCCGTTCAACGAGACGGTGAAACCCACGCTCACGCCGTCGCCTCACCCGTATAGACGCCGTGCGTGTAGTTCGGCGGTCCCGGCTGCCCCGGAAACTGGAGATAGCCGGGGTGGATGCCGTGACCGCAACAGGCGCCGATCGCCGCAGGGATCATGCCGAGGCAGGGGTCCGGCCCGCCCGGCTCTGCCGCCTTGTCACAACTGGGGCAGGTGCGTTCGCCGTCGACGTATGGCTCGCCGGACCCGTCGGCCAGCATCCAGGCTTCGGTGCCCGCGTCCCACCGGACCCGATGCCCGCGCTTGTAGCCGAGCAGGCCGTCGTCGCTCGCGGCCGCCGCTGCGGGCAACTCCAGCGGCGCCGTCCCCTCGATCAACTCCGCGCGATCCTCAGCCAGTCGGTAGACGGCGCTCGCGTTCTTCAGCCGGATGTACAGCCGCACCTCACCGTATTGGTACGCCCCCGCTGCGACTGCTACCCGCGTCTCGTCGCCGACGATCACCGCCGCCGGCCAGGGTGCGGCAAGGTAGTCGCCGTCTGCCAGCGTGACGAGCGGCAGCGGCTCCGGCGTCGGGCGCTGGATCTGGTCAACGTTGTGGATCTGCATGTCCCCTCCGATCAGCCTGAAAACGCATTTCTCCACTTCAACGTGCTGCCCGTATCACTCACGTCGGACCAGGCGACAGAGCCGGGTGTCAGTTCCAGCCATCGGCGGTCGTTGCTGAACCGGATGTCGCGCCCGCAGAGGATGTCCGACGGGGCGCTGATCGTCCGGGTGAGCGCGTCGATCGTCAGCGTGCCGTCGAGGATGAACACGTTGTCGAACACAATCGAGTCGCCGTTCGTGATCTGGTAGGTGCCGTGCAACCGCCGCGCCGTCGCCGGGCTGCTCACCGACACCGACGGGTTATTCGCCAGCGCCAGCGCAAAATCGGTGGCGGGCACGGCGGAGAGGGTGAGCGTCCGTCGCTGCGTGTTGAAGGTGACGAGTCGCATCCCAACGAACAGCACGAGGGCGTTGTCCACGTCCACCGCCGTATCGACGTTCGCCGCCACGGCATTGGCGTTGAGCGTGGCGGTGTAGGCGTCCACCAGGTCGGTCGCACCGAGCGGTTGGATCTTCACGAAGATCTCAACCTGGTCGTGGTTGGCGGCCATGTCGTCGCCGTTGTACGCCCGCCGCAGGCCCGTCAGCGCATTGCTGATGCCGGCGAGACTCGACCCGGTGACGCAATACAGACAGTCGTAGTACTCGTCGGGCGCGTCACCGGCCACCACCGAGAACGTCAGGCTTGAAGTCCCCTCGCTCGTCAGGTCCACATAGCCGCCGGTCGCGTGGCCACCGAGCCGGAACGGCCGCCAGGTCAACTTGCGCTCCGGGTGCTCGCTGACCTCGAACGTGTCCCAGACGATGTTCGCGTTGCTGATGCTTGAATCACCCAGCGCCAACCCACCGAGCAAGGCCGCGCTCGACGTGACGCTGTTGCTGACCGACGAGCCGAAGAAGATATCGACGATCTTGACGCCCGCCTGGGGGAAGTCGGCCACGAACAGGACGCGGGTTGGGTTCGAGCCGGGGTCATCGACCTGGATCGGGATCTCGCGGCCCTCGCTGAAGGCGATAAAGTTCGTCGCGGCACTGGCCGACACGCCGGAGCCGTTGAACGAGGCGATCACCGGCAGCGCGTAGCCGCCGATGCCGAGTTGGTCGGTGATCGTCACTCGCGCGTGCCGGACGGTCGTGCCGGTCGGGGTGATCTCGACCTTGCCGAGCGCCGGGGTGTTGCCGCCGACGGTGGCCGGCGACATCGAGTCCGAGTTCTCGGTCACGTCCCGCCAGATCGGGTCAACGGCGACGAGGGTCACGTCAAGCACCGACCGGCCGCTGTCGTCTTTGCGCGGCCCCGGCCGCAGGCTGGTCCGCCGCACGCGGACCATCAGTTCGACCGTCACCGCCCGCCAGGTCATCCGAAACGACTTCACCGTCGGCCCCGGCGCGAACAGTCCCTGGGCGTTCTCCAGCCACTCGTGATTGCTTGACGGCGCGCCGGGGCCGGGTCGCACCTGGATCACCAACTCGCGCGGCTCGACGGCGGTACCACCGAGGTAGGCGATATCGCCGTCCTGGGGCGTCAGGCTCAGCTCGTAGCCGGTGCTGTAGTTACCGCCCACGGGAAAGCCGACGAGGTAGGCGGTGCTGCCGTTGACCGTGGTGCCGTTGAAGCTCGAAGGTACGAACACTTAGGTTGACCTCCGAATATCGTTGCGGCCAAGGTCGGTGAAGTGCCCGGCCGCCGCCTGACCTACCTCGTCGCGGACGATCGTCGCCGTCACCGGCCGGTCGCCGACCCGCTCGACCGCGTGAATGAGATCATCGAGCTTTCGCAGGATGGCGTTGTCGCTCCCGCCGCTACCGCCACCATTCGCACCGCTGCGGAACGGGTTGCCCCGACGCCGCGCCTGGCCCAGGCTCCCGCCTGAGGCGATCAGGGCTTCGAGCAGCCTGACCGCATCGGCGGCGCTGATCTGGCTGTTCGTGTACTGGCTCAAGATCGCGTACGCCTCTGCACCGAGACCCGCGCTCACCGCCGTCTGCACGAGTTGGCTGATCCGGGCGGCATCGGCGTTCGACTGCGCCTGTGTCGCTTGTGCCGCGACCGCCGCCGCCGACATCGCGCCGTAGATCTGTGCCTCGCCCGCCGCGAACGCCGCCGCGATCTCCGGGCTGGCGAGCGGTCCCTGGATGTGGGCCAAGGCCCAGAGGTTCGCTTGGCTCGTGGCGGGGCCGGCGAGGCCCTGGCTGCCCCAGGATTGCGCTGCCATGCCGCCGAAGTTCGGGGAGTTCGGATTCGCGGCGGCGGCTGCGGCAGCGGCGTTCGCGGCAACGTCCTTGGCCCGTTGTGCTGCCATCGCGGCGGCTTCCATCGCTCCTTCGAGCCGCTTGGCGTACTCCTCCGCCGTGATCATCCCGTCGATCAGGAGTTGATTGAGGGTCTCGACCGCCGCCCGCACGTCGGGTTCGAGCTTTTCCAGGTTCTTGGGGATCTGCTGACCGAGGGCGTTCCAACGTTCGATCGCCTGTTTCAGCGTGATGTCGCCCCGGTCCACTGCCTGCCACAGTGCGATCGCCGCCCGCTGCATCTGTGGCGTGAGCTTTTCCAGGTTCTCTGGGATCACTTGGCTCGCCTGGTTGATCCGCCGTGCCGCCTCCTGTATTCGAGCGATGTTGTCGGGGCTGCCGGGTTCGTCCAGGAACTGCTGCCACGCCGCCGCCCACTGCGCCCCGACTTCACCCTGGACTGCTGCCGGCAACTTGCCGATCTCGCGCTCGATGCCGACGGCCATCTCGCCGATCTTCGCGATGTTCGCTTCACTGCCCTCTTGCGCCTGCTGTTCGAGGAGGTCGAAGAACGACTTGAACGTCGGTCCGACCCGCTCGGCCAGGTTGGCCGCTTCGGTCGCCGCCGCGTAGGCGTTGGCGTAGGTGTCAGCGGTGAGCGTCCCCCGCGCCTGTGCGTCCACTTCCAGGCCGGCGAGCACGTTGTCGAACTGACCCTTCGCCGCCTCCCGCGCTTCCGGCGTGTCCAGGTTGAACGAGGCCCAGAAGAGAAACCGCAGTTGCTCGCCAACGGCCTGCATCTGTGGGCCGAGCGTCTCGATCAGGCTGGTGATGAACTTCTCAAGTCCGGCGAACGCATCTCGGCCTTCGGCGGCACCCGCATCCGGCCCCATCGCCGCTGTGAGCAGATTGCTCAGATCGGCGCCGCCACCGAACCGCGAGAGCGCATCCTGGCTCTTGAGGAACGCCTCGCGCGCCTCGGTGACGCCATCCCAGGCCGTCTTGCTCGCTTCCAGTGCCTTTGCTTCGGCGTCGAGCACGTCGAGATTGGCCGTCACCTTGGCCCGCCACGCTTCGAGGATGTCGATATCGCGCTTGATCGCCGCCTCGCGCTCGGAGTACGGCTCGACGTAGAGCAGTTCGCGGTTGAGCCGGGCGATCTCGGCGTCCAGGTTGGCCGTGTCGATCGATGCCTGTCGCAAACCCCGGAAGTCGATCCGCTGATTCCACTGGTCGAACGCCGCCGTCGCCTGTGGGATCACCGTCGTCAGCCGGTCGTATTCCGAGGATAGGTCGGCAAGGCCGGCGGTGTACAGGCCCATGTCGATCGCGCCGGAATCGAGGAAAGCATTGAAGCGAGAGACGCCGGCTTCGAGCTCGGTCAGCGCCTCGTGGGAGATGTGGCGGATGGCGCCGACGACTTCACCCGTGCCGGCGAGGAGGCCGATGACGTAGCCGGCGGTCGTCATTTCGCCGTAGTGGATCATCACCCGGCTGGGTGAGCCGGTCTGCAAGGTCTGCTGAAACTGATCTGCCGGTGTGCTGGCGACGATGGCGGCTGCTACCCGTGCCTCGTCGATCCCCGCCATCAGACCGGCAGCAAACGATGCCGCCGCGTTGCGGCCCTCGGCGGACAGATTGACGTTGGCGGCCGTGCGGAGGTGTTCGATCACCTTGGCCATGTTCGCGGTCACATCGGCAGAGCCAGCCAGCAGGCCCTTGGCCATCGTGTCGATGATTGCCGCCGCTTCGGGTGTGAGGTTGGTGAGTCCAAGTACTGCCTTGATGTTCGCGCTGATCTCTTCGGCGCCCTGCCCAGCGGCGACAGCGGCGGACGCCACCACACCAACGGCAGCCGCGGACACGTCACCACCGGCCGACTCGATGCCGGCGGCGATCTGCTGCATGAGGCCCACGCCTTCCGGCGACATGTCGGCGTCGGACAGCGACCCCTTTACCTCATGAATGACGTTGCCGGCGCCATCGACAACTCGGATCTTCTCCTTGTCGAAGCCGTTGGCGAGGCTGATCGCAAGGTTGGCGCCGGGCTTCGACAGGTCGATCTCAACCGCATCTTCCAAGAGGCGCATTGCCTCACGTGCCCCCGGCGGGATGCGTCCCATGCCGACGAGGAAATCGTTGATCGTCTGCTGGAGGATCTTGCCGAGTGATTCCAGCGCGCCGCCGATGCCGAGCGTTTCTTTGGCCGCTGCTCCTTGTGCGTCGGCATAGTCACGAGTCGCGGCCGCCGCGTCCGTATACGGCGTCTTGGCCGCGTCAACCAGTTTGTTCAACCGATCGAGGGCGTCGGCAGCGCCCGGTCCACCCTTGGCGATGATGTCGATCTCGCGATGCATGCCGGCGATGGCGGGGGCGGTTGCTTCAGACTGGGTTGCCATCTCCCGCGCCCGCGCCGCCCACGCCGCTAGATCCTCCGGGTTGAGCGCAGATGTCATCGCCTTGGCGCTCGACGCCACCGAATCCAAGGCCGTCGTCTGACGGCCCCACGTCATCTCAGCGGCGGTCGCGCTGCCGGTGATCTCGTCGATCCGCTTCAACAGTGAGTCGATCGTCAGGTCAGCCTCTTCCGCCTTCTCGGCAGTGATACCCATGGCCTGGCCAAGCAGTTCAAAGTTCGGCCCCGCCTCTTTCGCCGCTTCTCCTGCCTGATCTATCCCGCGCGCCGTCTCTTCGACTGCACGCTTGGCTGAGGCGGCCGCCTCAGCCTGTTCCATCAGGCTTGCGCCGCCGTCATCGATCGCTTTGCGTGCGACCTGTAGGCTGCCGGCCAGGTTGTACTGACTCTGGGTCAGGTCGATGACGATCTTCTTCTGCGCTTCAGCCTGGACGGAGGTCTTACCGTGCGCCTTCTCCAGTTCGTTGTATTTGTCCGCCGCTGCTTGCAGCGCATCGTTGCCGCGCCCATACGCAATCGCCAATGACGACACCTGATCACGCAAGAATGCCTGCCGCTCAGTTAGTCCACCGCCAGCGGCGTCGATATTCTTGAGTGCCTTGGCATAGGTGTCCATCGCCGATGCGCTGGCGCCCATCACTGCCGCATTGACCGCCTCTTGTGCAGCCTTTGCCTGTTGGAGTTTCCCAGTCATGAAGGTCAGGGCTGTGCCAATCGCCAGGATGCCGGCGACGACCGGATTTGCCGCGAACACCAGCGCCGCCGCACCAAGCCCCAGGAGCGCCGCCGTCGCCACCTTGATCGGACCCGGTGCGCTCGTAATCACACCGAGCAACCCGGAGATCCCTTGCATGAACGTGACGATATGCGGGAGCGCCTTCTCACCGAGGGTCAGTCCGATCGTCTCTAGCTCGGACTGGAACCCGGCGATCGCCCCGGCAGCGCCCTTCATCTGAGCCGCTGCCAGTTCGTTGGCGGCACCAGCCCGGCCAACCGCTTCGGCGTTGGCGTCGTAAGCGTCCGCGCCTGCCATGAAGACGATCTGTGCCGCCCGGATCGCATCCGAGCCGAAGATTGTCTTCAGCGCCGCATCCCGTTGAGCATCGGACAGGACACCCAGCTTGCCGCTCAACTCTTCGATGATTTCGCGGAACGGTAGCATCTGACCGCTGGCATCACGCAGACTGATGCCGTATTCGTCGAGGATCGATTGCGCTTTCGCCGTCGGTGCCTGAAGTGCGAGCATCGCCGTCTTGAGTGATGTCGCCGCATCGCTGCCCTGGACACCGGCGTTCGACATCATCACCATCGAGGTGATCAGTGTTTCGATCGGCTGGTTGGCGTTCCTGAAAACTGCTGACGCCTGGGACATGCCCATGCCGAGATCACGCACGTCGGCGCTTGATGCGTTGGCAGCAGCGGCGAGCATGTCGGCAACGCGACTCGCTTCAGACCCGCTCAGACCGAAGGCGTTCAAAGCGTTGGCCGTGATCGTTGCCGCCTCTGCGGTCGCGAGTTCACCGGCGGCCGCCAGTTGGAGCACGCCCCTAGCCGCATCCATCGTGTCGGTCACGGTGAGGCCCGCCCGTGCCAGTTCGATCATCGCGTTGGCGGCATCGTTAGCAGAGACAGCGGCGAGCGTGTTGTCCGCACCGAGTTGCTTGGCGCGGGCGCTGATCTGCGACATCTCGGCAGCCGTGGCGCTACTGGTGGCCTGCATGACGTTGAGTGTCCGCTCATAGTCCATTGCCGCGCCGATGGTGCCCTTAAGCGCGGTCTGCGCGAGCGCCTGGCCGGCAGTAAACGCCGCCAGTCCACCAGCCACGCCGATGATCTGCTTGCCCATGCCGGCCGCCGACTCTCTGGCACGGTGAAAGGCAGCGCCGAGTCCGTCAGTGGATTTTGCGGCCGCTTGAGTCTTCGGTGGGATATTGTCGAGTGATTGATTAAATGTCTTTGATGCATCTCCAGTGCCGGACATGGTTTTATTGAAGGTGGCGAGTGTATTTTCAAAGCTCTTGACCACGGCTGTCGCCTGGTCACGTGCCTTGATCTGGATTTCTATTTCGCCTTGCGTTACCACTCACGTACCTACAACACAAAAAGGGCAGGGTATATACCCTGCCCTTGCACTCGCTGACGTGTGGACTACGGTCAGTCTTTCGACCGCGATCCGATGTAGATCGCGATCCCAATACCGATCACGATCACTGCCATGAATAGCCCCTCGGTATAGATCTGAATCACCTGCGGGGCCGATGCATCTTCGGCGCTCCCGACATTCGCAATCGTCATCAGACCGACGAGGCCGAGCAAGATCCCCATCCCCCACGCGGCGACACTCCGCCACGGGTGCGAACGGCTTGCTGATTGTGCAGGCGGTCCGGCGACCTCCTCAGCCTCTGGCTCTGGCGAGGGGTCGAACACGTGTCGCAACAGTCCGCGCGGCTTGGATTGATCACCGTCCTGCTCAGAAGCATAGTTGTCAGTCGTCACGACCATCCCTCCCTCGCGTGGATGGCTCATAGTGTACATCGCTCAGCCTTCGGCGGCGGATCATTCGGCTACTCTCGCACATCCTCCGTCATCCACTGGATCGCCTCGTCGATTACGACAGCAGGTGCAGACTCCCAGTCGTCCCAGGACCAGTTGAGGAACTTACAGACGGCGAGTCCGGTTCTGATCCACTCTCGCTCGCCGTCGTCGCGTTTCCCTCCAGCGCCTTGACGTGTTCGTCGAGCGCCGCGTCGATCTCCGCCGCCGTCGCCTCGTCCAGCGTCTCCAACGCTTCGCGCGAGAACGGCACCCGCCGCCCATCGTCCTCGAACGACCACTCGACGATCCACGTCGCCGCCCGCGCGAGTGAGAACTCGGCCCAATCGACGCCGACCTCTTTCGTCTCACCGCCCATCGCCATCGACTTTGCCAGCCCCGCCGTGCTCAACCGCCGCGCCTCGCCGTTGGTCAGCCGCCGCTTGACCTCGATCCAATCGCCGTCTGAGAGTGACAGCCGCACCGTCTCCGGCGTGACAAATCGATTTCTGCCCATTGCGTTCCCCTTTCTATCGTTGCTCCGGTGCACCCGACCCGCGTACCTTCACGCGCGGTCCAACGGGATGCACCGTCACGTCATGAAACCGCAGGACTTTGCGTCCCTGCGGGATGTCGAGCGCGAGCGGCGCCATCGCCAGATAGACGGGGTTCGAGGATTCGACTGTCGCGTCCACCTCGAACCCCGTCTCTGTCTGGCGAAACTCCCACGTGCCCAACACCGCCGCCACCTGATAGCCGAGCCGGATCTCGGCTCGTTTCCCCGACATACTCAGGCCCATATGCTCCTGCCTTACATCTGTCCGACGGCGCCGCCTGCCGCGATGTTTGCCGACACCTGCACCGCCTGACCCAGGCCGGTGTTGATCGAGAAGTCAACCCAGAAGAGGCCATAGAAGTACTTCGTCGGCGCATCGTTCGACGGGTACAGGTAGACCTTCACCGGGTCTGCCGAACTCGCCGCGTCGTAGAGTGCATCTGACGTGTCGTCCCAGAACCCGGACACCGATCCGGTCGCATCCTTCAGTCCCTGCACGTACGTCTTATTGATGTCGCCGAACTCTGACACCTCAACCTTGTCGGTCGGCATGTCCAGCGACCACGCATTGAGGCCAATCACCGATACCGCTGTTCCACCGCCGGTCGTGGACATGTACACCCGGCCTGCGCGCCCGTGATACTTGCTCACGCGAATTACTCCCTTGCCCATGTAACAGGGCAAAAGAAAGCCCCGGCATTGCTACCGAGGCCGTTCCCCGTCGCGTTTCCCCTGATGCGGCTAGACCGCCGCTGCTATCCCGATATTGCTGAGAATCTGCTCGACCCCCGCGTCGAACGTGCGGCCCGCTACCAGTCCCGGCAGCCGCGCCGCCACCGCCGCCCGCTCCTGGGGCATTGCCAGCCACGAGCGGATCAGCATCTCCAATCCGTGCGGTGTGTCGAAGACCGGCACCGCTCCACCGAATACCTCACTGACCTCGGCCCTGGCGTCGGACAGGGTGAAACACCCCGCCGCCGCCAGTTCGAGCGCACGCGGGTTCAGGCTCTCTGCATCAACCACCCGATCCACCACCCGCCCGAACCCGCGTGACGTTCGATAGAGGTTGAGGCCGATCGCCGCTCGTCGGTACAGCGCCGCCGTCTCCGCGTTGGTCGTGAACGGCCGGCGCACGAACCGCCGCAGCTTCGACCGCGACCCCAACAACTCGACGTTGCCGTACAGCCCCAGGTCGATCCCGGTCCAGTCCACCCCGGCGAGCACGTCGATCCGCTCCTGGAAGAACGTGCCGACGAACACGACATCGTGGGCGGGCATCTCCGGCTCATCCGGTGGCGGCGCCGGCGTGTGCCGGTCCGGGTCGTAGGCGTGGGGCAGATACCAGACGTTCGGGTTGAGCCGCCGCAGCCGCTCGACACACGTCCGTTCGTTCGTCCACGCCGCATCCAGGTGCGGCACGATCCGCGATTCCTCAACCTCGTCATACGGCGATTCGGTCAGGATCACCCCGACC